TGGTTGCATTTATTTTATTGTATCCACACATTATTATTTATAAGATGTGGATATTCTACAACATTTTCTCCAATTCTGCAATACGATTATTAAGTTCGTGCTTTTCAACAAGTGTTTCTGGTGAAATTGAATATTGCATAATTAAATGTGGATAAAGAGAATTTAAATCGAAACTTACAACATAATCATACTTTCCCGGAATCGGTTCCTTAACATATGCACCTTCATACCTCTTCTCCTTCTCACTTCTATCTCTAGGAGGTACAACAATATCTCTCTTCTTGAGATAGTTATAGATGATGGTATCCCACATACGAACTTGGAACATCACATCAACATAGTTCACCTTGGCGTCATATGCCATGGTCAATGCCAACTCAATCAGTTTCATCTTGTCTTCCATACGGTCAACAAGTTCCACGTCAACGATGTTATAGTCTACAAACTTCTTCCAGTTACCTGTGTAGAAGTCTTTAAAGGTATCAAACTCCGAGTGGTCCAACTTCTTCTGACCGAGTTCTACCTCTGCAATGTAGTCAAGTCGATATGATTCCTGAGCCTTATAAGTAAACTTCTTATAAAGTTCAAGATAATCTAGAGTGGTGACTCCAGCAATATCAAAAGTATTAAACTCTCTACCTTTAATAAAGACTGCTTCCCTACTCACAATACCCCAAGGAGAAAGAAGTTTTAACTTCTTTGTACCCATTATGCGATCGATTCTTCCACACAGATATGGAATATCATACAGTTTTACATTCCACCCAGTTACAATCTCTGGAGGATTTCTATTCCACCACGCAATAAATGAGTTGAGCATGTCAATCTCATTCTCATAATGATAATAAGTTACATTATTCTGGGATGGAGTATATGTCTTTCTACCCCAGGTTGTAATTCTTTTTGTTGTGTAATCCTGAACAGAGATGGTTAACATCTCTTCAGAACAAGAATCTGGATCAGGGAATCCTTCTTCAGACTTAACCTCAATGTCAATTGTTATGAGATTAATTTTACTGATATCAAACTTGATCTCATCTTCAGGATACTTTTCAGAGATGTATTGGAATGCATATCGGTCATTACCATAGATCTTGAAATTATCTACACCATCATACTTCTTGTAGAACTCTCTACAGTCACGAATAGAACCCGGAATAATGGGTTCTAGATTATCTCCCTCTAGTGTTTTATACTTTGACTCTCGGTTAGAGTTAACAAAGAGAGTTGGTTGGAACTCATCCTTGAACATGACACTCTTACCATTTTCATAACCACGGACGAGAACATTGTTTCCAACCAATTGAATGTTCGTGTAAAACTTAAGTGACATAAATAATAACAAGGGAGAAATAGTATGGGTTATATCTATTTGATTGAAAATACTCTTAATCAAAAGAAATATGTAGGGCAGACTAAACAACGCCTTTCACAAAGAGTGTATCAGCACTTTCAACAGGCAAAGAAGGGAGTAGAGACTCCATTATACCACGCTCTGCGAAAGTATTCAAGGGACACTTTCAAAATCGTCACACTTGAAGAGACTGACCTTTTAGACGAAAGAGAGCAGCATTATATCGAGCTATACAACACTTACAAAGAGGGATACAACTGCGATAAAGGAGGACAGGGAATCACTGGTTTCAGTCATACTGAAGAAACTAAAAGGAAAATGTCTGCTGCTAAAAAGGGCAAACCGTCTCACCGAAAAGGTAAAACGAATATCCATTCTGCTGAAAGCAATCGCAAAAGAAGCGAGTCTCTAAAAAGAGCATACGCAGAAGGTAAGCGTAAGGGGCAGGATTACTCCTGGATGAAGGGCGATAAGGGCCCTAACAGTAAGGCTAGAAGGGCCCTTCGAGGGGTTTGACTTTTATCGCGAAGTTTGATATAATAGGCACCCTCATTCCTTCACCAGGCTCTCGTATTTGTCCTTCAGTTTACTATTGGGTTCGGTAATCGTCAAGATTTTGTCCGAGTGAATCATAAATGTATTTTCAGTTGTGACATTAATCAACCAAGGTTGTAATGTCATGGTCAAATCGTCACTTAAAATAAATGGTTCCGTCATTTTACAATCAGGATCACCAAGTTCACAGGTTACTTCTTCAATCTGTGCTAACAGAATCTGTTGATTCATCAGGATTAACACTTTCAGATTCTCTAGCTTCATACTGGTCCACTCCGTCTTGATACATTTTCTTTAATTGATTGACTGGTTCAGCAATTGTAACTACCCAGTCAGAAACCACAGGAATCACTTTGTCAGAACTTAGTGGCATCCATGGTTGAAGTTGAATTTTAGATGGTACTTTACTATTTCCATCTACTTGGGTCATGTCAGCAACAAGTTTTACCCTACAAGGATACTTGAGGTAGTAACCGACAACCTTTTCATCAACAATCATTTCCTGAATATCTGCGACAATGTCTTCGCCAGATTTCAGGAGTAAAAGTTTTACAGTCATTTTTCCTATAATTTTCCTAATTTAATTATACCAATAAAAAGAGGGTTGTCAAACTGGATTGTGCCAGTTACCCCTCTGCGACGACGATATTTACAAGGTAGCCCTCTATTATTTAGAGGTACTCTTTACGTTGATGATGTTCTGGAATAACCTTTGTAAGGGTCACTGATAGAAGTCCGTCTTCAAATACGACGTTGGAGACTTCAGTGTCTTCAGCGAGGGTCCAGGATCGCTCAAAGTTTCTTCGAGCCAGACCCTTGTGGATAAACGTCCCTGTCTGTTCAGATGCTTCCTTTTCCCCCCTGATAAAAAGTTTTCCATACTCGGTGTAAGCATTTACTTCTTCCTTTTTGAATCCTGCTAGTGCGATTTCTAAACGCGTTTCTGTACTATTTACCTGAACTACGTTATATGGAGGATAATTTTGGGTAGATGCGTTGAAAATTCTGGTAAAGTAATCATCCATACCAATAGAATTTCTGGTAATCTGATGCATTAGCTGATCCAAATCGGCAGCATTATACTTCGTTAGATTGGTCATTTTAAGCTCCTTATTAAAGCGAGTTTGTGTTTTGTGGACCCTTACGGCATCCGTTATATTTATAGCGTAACAAAAAAGGTAGATACAGTATAAACCGTATCTACCTATAAGGGTTTCCGACTTTTGTAGAGACCGCACGAAAGGAGTCTCACACTTATTTATTCAAGACATAAAAAAAGAGAGTGTGGAAACCCTCTTGTCGTTGTTCGGTTTTCTAGGATCAAAATCAGGATCGTAGTCATCTTCTCTTGGATCTATACGGGAATCCCACCAAAAGTATTGACATTGATCCAATCGTAAATGACATAACGGTCTACTGAGTTTCATTAACCCTCCTCTTCGGTTTTACCTCTCTTTCCAATATTATATTTTTGCTCCAGAATCCATTCTTGTTTGTCCTTATATGACAGAACTTTAATCTGATTCAGTGGTGCAATATCAAGAATTGAATCTTCATTAACTATCGTAATGAGTCCCCAATCAGCAAGAAGCTTAGTAATACGATTCCTACGCTGAACATCGTTAATAGTAAGATTAGCGTATTTACCATCTAGAGCAAACAACTCTTTAAAGTGAACGATAAAATACTTACCTTGCTTATGGAGAATATGACATGACTGGTACAGCTTCTTTTCTTTTCTAGAAGCAACACCGATACGAGTTAAGGTTTCTCTGACTTTAAGAAAGTCATCAGGTTCATTTAATCGGATCTCAACCATTTGGTCCTGAGACCAATCTACCTGAGGTTCAGCAGTCTGATTCATTTTTTTCCACCAGTGTCAAGTCGTTGTTTGATAAATTCAATTTGTTCATTAGATAGTATTTTCAGTACCTGAGATGCTTTCTCATTACTATAACCATAGTATTGTTTGACAAACTCTAAATCTGATACCTTTTCCTTTCTAAGCCAAGGGGAGAATCTCTTCCTCTTTCTCAATATATTTAGATAAAAATTATATTGCATATCTTTATCTAGGAAATGATACTTATTCATTTCATTAGCAAACAAGACACAATCCAAGTGACCTGACAAACATTTATTAATAATAAAGGGGGGATATTCTTTAACAAGAGTTGAATCTTCTTCGATAAGATTCTCTTTCGTAAAGTTGATTGAGTTCAACCAATCCTTCAATTCAGTAGTCATATATCAGAGAATCAATTTTGAACTTGGGGTTTTGATGGGTGAGAACATCTCCTCATATTTTTCAACTAGTTCGTCATTTACATTAGCAATGTAGACAATCCACTTCTTACTAATTTCTAGTTCCTTCTCCGTTCTTTTTAGAAGAGGAGCATAAGGAGCGAAACCAAGTTGTCCATCACCTTGATTAAATGCAACGATTGCGTTCATGACAATAAGACTTTCATCTTTATCTTCAAGGACTTCTGCAACTACATCTTCGCCAGAAGACATACGAAATACTTTAACGTTCATAATTTTGTTCAATATTAATGTTTTGATAATACAAGTTGATGACCATACCACCCATGACTAGCCAGTAGGTCATGAGCATAGCCATACCAACTTTGGTTGGAATACTTGTCATCGGAACTCGCACTCCACCATTATCTCTGTGAGACAAGCCAACATATTTATCTCTTGGTCCGCGACGAATCCACTTTGAAACTGATACTTAGCAATAATGAGGACAGCAGCAGCAATCCCAGAACCTTCCAAGTGTGTGTATACAGCATCGTAAATACTACGAATAAGTACACTAGGATCATTGTCCAGATTATCAACGACCCACTTTCTAACTTTAGAGAAGTCTTTAGTTTTGAGACTCTGGAATAAATTATCGGTTTTGACATTACTGAACGCTGCAAGAATACCTGTATCAATTTTACCACTGACGGAGTATCGTTGGAGTTCATTAAGAACTCGTCTCCAGTCAGGGAAGTGTTTCTGAATTAGTTCGACAAGTACTTTTGGATCATATTCCACACTCTCCTTCTCAAGTATAGTCCTGAGACGGTTGAAAAACTTGGCTGCAAGTTCTTGTCTTTCCTTTCCCTTAATGGCAAAGTCAATGACTGCACATCGGGAATGGAGGGGGGCAATAATCTTATTTTTATAGTTGCAGGTGAAGATGAATCTACAATTGCCAATGAACTCCTCAGTAAACGCCCGTAGGCAGAGTTGTACATCTGGGGTTGTGTTGTCAGCTTCGTCAATGATAATGACTTTGTGTTTAGCACTTGACGAAAGCGAGACGGTCGAAGCAAAATTCTTCGCATTGTTTCTGACAGTATCAAGGAATCGTCCTTCATCGGATCCATTGATGACATAATAGTCTACTCCTAATTCATAACAAAGGGCTTTGGCCACTGTGGTTTTACCACATCCAGGTGGACCAGACAAAAGTAGATTGGGGACTTCACCCTTCTCTACAAATTGTTTGAATGTATTCTTGATCCCATCAGGAAGAATACAATCTTCAATAGTTTGAGGTCGATATGACTCGCACCAAACAAATTCACTACGACTCATCAACTTTCCTCATAATAAAAGAATCACCATTATCAATAAATTCTAACATATCTCCTTCTTTCCATCCAGTTTCCTGGAGTATTTCTTCAGAAAATGTTAGAACACCATTATCATCTACAGTCAATGTGGTTATCATATCCAATCAGGTTTAGTTTAGCAAAGAAAGCAGCAAAAATCAAGAACTGTTTTCTTTTCTTCGTTTTGCTGCCTCTCTCATTTTTCTTCTACTTTCTTCCGTGTGCTTTCTCCCATAAAAACTATTTTTTTCTCCAAGTTGATTTACTTTATTTTTTTCACTAGCAACTTGCCTACATTTTTCAGAAATTACATTGCCCTGTAAAGATTTTCTTATTTTATCTTTTGTTTCTTGCGTATGCTTTTTACCATAACGAGGACTATCTTTACCTATTTTACCATACAAAGGATTATTTTCCCCTTTCATTTTTACACTTCTTTTTCTTCTGGTTTCTTCATTTTGAATACACCCACTTGCACCTTCTCCACCATCAGATTTGTTTAATAAAATACCAGTTCCCAAATCTTTCCTACCAATAATAAAAATCATATATTTTTCGTGATTGAATGCTTCTTCTTCTGTTAGGTTTGTTTTGAGGTGTACTATTTTATTTTTATCTTTTGGAGTAGCACAGGGTCTTCCATCTTTTCTATATGCACGATTTCCTTTACCCTTACCAATGTAGTAGGGAGTTCCATCTTCACGCAAATATGCGTAAGTATAGTATTCCATCTGCTCTGTTTTTGGGGTCGCAATATTATTTATAAGGGGAAGCATTTCTACTTCCCCACCTGAAAAGTGCGACCCAAACAGGCATCATTATTTATCTAACCAAGAGGGTCTTCTTGACGGCAATCGAAGGTAGTTATCTTTGACCCATGGTTTAGATGCGATATACATCTTGTAAGCATCAAATGTCGAGATACTATCGTCAAACTTAAACTCCTCGGGCATTGCACGAACAAAAGGAGTTGTTTCTTTACCAGACCTACCGGTAGGATCTCCTGTTGGTAGGATTTCCTTTGCAGCATTCAAGGTATTGAAACATGTGTGTACTTTACCATACCTTTGTGTGTACTCATCACAAAGAGCAAGACCGTGGTGCAGTAACCACTGCCAGTTCATTACGAACTCATTGGCCCAGATGGTACAGGGGTGGTTACGGAAGGCACCTTTCTCTGTGCTGTATGGGGTTCCATCGGCCTTGGGTAAGGTACCGAACCCATGACCCCACTTGTCTGAACAGACGATAGAGAGGAGTTGACAGGTCTCCAGAGGCATTTTCACAATATGTTTATCTGGTAGAACCCTGGCGCTCTGCCATGGATCCGAGCTGGTTACAAAAATGTTCAAGTCACAACTCCTGGTTTCTCATCCATTCTACTAACATTTGGTGTTCTGTCAATGTTCCTTCTCCTTTCAACCGGTTTGCACGTCTTGACATAATAGCAATATTATCTGGTGTATAACCCTTACTATTATCTATTCTGTCAATCGAAGGAGCATAAGGTGTATTTTTTTGTAAAGGTTCCTTGAAGACTGGACACAAATGTGGTATAATAATGTCCTTTTGTGTGATAGTACATTCTAGACCCTTTTGTTTTGCCCTACTTCGTGCCGAACGCAATAACTGACTTTCGGGACAATTTTTAGTCCATTGTTTTTGGTATTCTGGGTTTTCTTTTCTCCAGACTACCATTCTTTCTTTCTGTTCCTCCTTATGTTCCTGCACATATTTTTTTGTGTATTCTCTTTTGGCATCTTTACGATATGCTTTTCTACAAGTTTTACACATACTATCTCTGCCTCTTACTGAATAATACCAGTTTTCAACAGTAACATCTGTGCAACACTTGTTACAGAAGAAAGTTTCCATATAATGAATATCTTTTATTTATTTAGTAAAAATATTCATTACTGTAGATTACATCAGGTAGAACCCTGGTGCGTTGCCATGGCTTCAAAAAAGTTATGAAGATATTCATTACTAAAAAATTGCATCAAGTATTGCACACCCCAGTTTAGTGTGCCTTCAGGAAAAACGTCAACTTCTTTTTCCAAGAGTTTCAATGCTGTTACAATCCTTTCCATTCCACATACTTGTGCAGTGGCTTCAGAAATTCTCATAAACTCAGCATAGTCTTTATCACTACCTTTCTTCACACCATTGATATAGAACTCTCTTGCTTGACGCATCAGTTCTTGAGTTTCTGGTAAAAAGGTAATAGTCTCTTCTATAAGAGGTATGGCCATGTTCTTAATACATGACATACTAAATTTCATTACCTCTCGGGTTTGTTCAATTGGTAATGCGTGATCTAAGCCATCACGGAATGCGTATTGAATTACTCCATTAGAACATTCCATGACACGAAGAACTGCAATCTTATCTAACTCGGAGTCAGGAAGATTGCCATATAGTTCTTTCCAGTCTGTCATAATCAACCAAATGTGCTGTCCGGCTCCATGGCAATGAAATACTGAACATCGTAGTTCTGATTGCTGAAACGAGACAACAGTTTAGAAGATACAACTACATTGTAGTTACCAGGAATAATCTTCAGGTTCTCTTCTTTGAAGTTGAATACGAAATCATTATCGGTCTCACCAACAATGATAGAGAAGTCATTCGATGTATCATTCTTCTTGTCACGAGATACGAGTTTGATAACACCATTCTCACCAATGGCAGATACATCAGGGAGTTGATAAACTGATGCAGCCTTCTTGAGTTTCTCAAGTTGTTGACTGGTCAGTTCAAAACATACATCCTCAGAAGGAAGAGTAATCTCTTTCTCAGGAGGTGCAACGATTACAGAAGGATCTGCAAAGAAATACTTTGAACGTGACTTACCTTCTTTGATGACAACATACTGATCCCTTTCAAAGTCAAGGTCAGGAGATGAGTGAAGAGACAGACCATTCAAGAATTGGTTCAGGTCATAGATACCAAAGTCTTTAGGGAATTCTTCAGCAACATTAGCCTCGACTAGAATGTTCTTCATTACCGAGATTGAACGCAACTTACTACCTTGCTTGAACAAGATAGATTGGTTGATAGAAGAGAAGTTCTTGAGAAGACCAACAGTGGATTCAGACAGTTTCATAATTAAAATGTTTCGTAGTTACTTGTAGTTTGAGAGTTTTTGCTGTGAAAGAACATTAGAAGAACAGCATAATGCATAATCTTCATAATGTCACGTTTCGGAGTTCCCTTCTTATCATAACGGGAAGTGTACTTGAGAATGTTATCTCGGGAAAATGCTTCCCCATCACCATGAGATGCCTCAATGAAATCTAGTGTTTGAATGTTCTCATCATTGGCAGCATAATGTTGACCATAGGTCCCTCGAATATACTCAAGAAGTTCTCTTACGATCTCTTCTTCATTATACTTCCATGGTCTACTACTAACATTAAAATTTGGTTCAGGTTCAGTCAATTCAATTTTATCATCGGAGGAACGTAGAGGGGTCCATTCGTACCCCTCCTCAGGTAGAGAATTCATGTGGTCATATAATAAACTCCATGCAGTCATTCTATCAATTATTCTCCTCGTTGTCAACTGTAATCTCAAAATCTACATCGACTTTATCATAGAGCTCTAAGAAAGAAGACTTGGTTTCTTCATCAAACCTATTGATACAGACTTGAATTGCTATTGACTTATCGTTGAAGATACTGTATGCACGAATGATGTGTACCAGACGACGAGTAGAGATAACATCTTCAATACCACCATCGTAGAACGTCTTACGAATGATGTCAGCCCAGTCACAGAGATGTTTACAGAACTGTCGGTCTTCGATACTAAGGTCTAAAGCAATACCCTCTAGAATTTTTTGTTCAGTCTTAACTGTTGGGTACTCTTGTTCGAGAGTAATACAGAAACGTTCGAGAAATGCTTCATTGAGAACGTTAGTTCCAATAAACCTACCGTCATCGCTGCCTTTACCTTTAGTATTTGCAGTTGCAATAACATTGAAACCCTCCTTGGGTTGTACAAACTTACCAGTCTTCTTCAAGAAAACACCTTTACCTTCAAGAATAGATTGAAGACACAGGATTTTATTAGATGCCAGGTCAACTTCATCTAGAAGCAACACTGCTCCACGTTCCAAAGCCTCGATGACTGGACCGTTATGCCAAACAGTTTCACCATTAACAAGACGAAAGCCACCAATAAGATCGTCTTCGTCAGTCTCGATAGTAATGTTGACACGGATTAGTTCTCTCTTGAGTTGTGCACAAGCCTGTTCAACCAAGAAGGTTTTACCATTACCAGAAAGACCCGTGATGAATGATGGATAGAATAGACGAGACTGAATAATCTTCTTGATGTCTGTGAAATTACCAAACTTCACAAAGGTATCATCTTTTGCAGGGATGAGATTTTGTTCTACTGCAGGAGTTGCTTGATAGGTTTGTTCTAGTTGTTCTTGAACGGTAAGATTCCACTTACCTCGACCAGTCTTATAGTCGTCAAGTTTTTTAGTTACAGTCTGATAGTTACAATCATTCATCGAACACCAGGCACGAAGGTCACCAGAAGTAACATTTTCGCCATACAGTGATTGAAGAGAAGTGACTACGTATTCTTTTGATAGTGCCATGATGTATGTGGTGTGGTCAACAAAGCTAATATAGTCCAAAACCACCAGTAACGGTAGGTGGTTGGGACAGTTGTCAATCTGGTCAGGAGATCAGGTTGACGAATTGACTAAGTACTTTTCTATTTAGAGACTTGGCCTTGAGATTTTTGGCAAATGCAGATTTGATTTTTGATTTAGATGCTCCCTCATCAACTTCAAACTCAGTATCATTATTCAAACCGGTATCTAACATACCAAAGTAGGAAGTATAACCAGAGTTCTTAATTTCATAGAAATTTTCTTTACGAACGACTTTCATAAGTTCATCACTCACATTCATATATCGACGTAAGAAAGGTTTGAATTCATATTTAGAAGTAATACGAATTCCGATAAGATTTACATCAGGGAAACTTTCTTTCAAATCTTTCAATAGAAGTTCAGTGAATTTATAATATTGACCAGGAACCTTATAAGTATGTCCAGTCTTACGATTACGAATATAGTCACTAGGACTCATTCGAGCAATAGACATCTTACCACCCATGTAATCACAAGTTCGGAATACCGGTAAGGGATTGGCCTCACCATCAGTCAGAATAACTGTATTGACTTTTTGAACTTTATTCTTCATTTTAAATTGAGGAATAATTTGATGAAGACAAACAATTGCTTCGTTCAATGGAGTACCAGAAAGAGAGAAATTAAATGGAGGTTCGTAGTTTGCATTGAGTGAACATGAGTATGCAATTCGATACAAAGACAACATCTGTTTATCAAGTTCTGCCTTTCTTGTGTCACTAGTAAAGAAGTGAAGAAGATTGAAGTCAGGAGAAACTACTAACATATTATCTCTTACATCTTGATATTCAATGTCTTCAAATTTAGGCCTTGGATTATAACGTTGTTCAGTATGTCGGTTTTCGATGTAGTTGTTACTGAATGCATATACATCAAATGGAATATTTACTTTCTTACAGAACCAAATCAAATTGAAGAGTTGCTTTATTGTAGAAAGAAGAGTACTACTCATAGAACCAGACCAATCAAGAATAAAGATAAGACCATGGTTCTTACCGTCAGGCAGTACATTTACCTTCTTGAATAAGTCTTCATTGTATTTGTAGGTATGAAGTTTAGTGCAATCCAATACACCAGTCTTCGCAGTCAGAGACCGTGTGTATGCATCTGCAGACTTCTTACATTCAAACTCTTTTACAAGATAGTTGACTTCTTTTTGAGTAGATGATTTAAATTTATTATACTCACTGTCAACATAAGTAAAATCTGTTGCTCGTATTTTACGGTATGTTCGAGAATACTCGTCCCAATAAGTTTCTTCAGTAGAAAGTTTTGTCCAGTGTTCGCTTATCTCTTTATGACATTTAAAATTTGAAATGATAATTTGTTCTACATCAACTTCAGGAACTTCATGGTATTCAGGATTTCTACCTTGTTCAGTTATACCATTCAGTTCTTGAGTACCTTCATTAAACGATTGGTCTGTCTGAACTTGTGGTTCCTCTTTAATAGTATCTTCACTAGAACCTTCTGTTGAACTTTCGGTAGAGCCTGTGGTTTCTGGAGTTTCTGTACCAGATGTTTCTTCTTTCTCTGGTTCACTATCAATAGAACCTTCTTTGTTTTGACTAGTGGAAACATTTTTAATAGTCTCCTGTTCCTTTACTTCACCAATACAGTACTTGTAAAGAACTTCTGCGGCAAGAACTGCTTCATCAAAAGTTTCTGTTTTACCTACAATGTCTAGAATATCTTTCTCTTCACCATCATCAATAGGTACATTAATGAAGTTACCGACCTTATAGTAAAGGTTAATACGGTCAGCGAGATTCATATCTTGAATATTTTGCTCTTCAATCTCAAAGAAGTCTTGGTCAGAGAGTTCTTTATAACCTTTGTAGAAACTCTTTGCCAGACCAGGATATCGACGTTTCATCAGTTTCTCGATACGAGCATCTTCAGTTACATTTACAAACTGTTGAGGAACTCGATCTTCCCAGTCCCATTCATTAGGTGTATAAAGGGCGTGACCCACTTCATGACCCACCAACATATCATAGACACTCTCACTGGCCCGTTTCCACATAGGAAGAGTAAGGATTCTATTCTCTACATCAAACTGTGCAGTTTCAATATTACGATTCTCAACTAAAATATCTTCAGTAGCTAGAAGTTTAGCAAGTTGTGATTTGATTTCGTAGTTGACCATAGTCATTTCGTTTCCGATAGACATAGTATATAACAAAACCCGACCAAAAAATGGACGGGTTGTACAGTTCTATTATTGGCACATAGACCAATCCCCTCCACTTATTAGGTGAAGGGGACCTTGGGTTTAAACTCCTTAATCGTTTTTATTCGGTAAGAATGTGACGGCAGAACCTCCTTGCGGTACTATCTATAATTTCGCAGTCAGAAATACATTGAAAGTAATCGGTAACCTGATCTCTTGTCTCCTCGTTAGTTGACTTTTCGTCCCATTGCCATGATACCAGTTCATTCCGTGATAAAATGTTTTTCATGGTATTCTCCGTATCACCGTATTATATAGTCTACTTTGTGTTAGTTTACTAACATTTGTATATTTGTAATCTAACTACACTTTCCTTGAAAATCCTTTAAACTTCTCAAATCGGAGGACTTGATCAAACTTGTCTTCGATGCCATCCTTATGAGAAATGACAAACACATTTGTATTTGGTTGTCTGTACCGAATGATTTTCATGAAGTCATCTGACCCACTCCCATCCAGACTGCTGTCACAAACCTCGTCCAGAATCATCAAGTTAGTATTGACAGAGTTTTTGACTCTAGATATTTCTCTCCAGGTAAAGAGTAGAGACAAGTCGATTCTCATCTTCTCTCCTTCACTAAAAGATGCGTAGGAGAAATCCTCATGAATCGGAGATTCAATAGTCTCGTTAAACTCCTCATCAAGTTTGAAGTTGATGTAGAAGTCCATCATCTGGAGGTAGTTATTTACCAGTTGGTTGATGAGAGGAAGATACTTCTTAATAATTTTTGCCTTGACTCCACCGTCTTTAAGAAGACTGTATACGAAATCATGGTAGGAAATATTCTCTTTCCGTTTAGTAAGTTCATCGTATGTTTGGTCAAGTGTACTTCTTAAGGTTTCTAACTTTTCATGTTCAGTATTTCTGTTCTGGATCTGACTGGTAACAGTTTGAATTTCTGATTCCAGTCCCCTAACCTGTTTCTGTAAGCTAGAGATCTGTACATTGAAAGAAGAAATGTCATTAAGTACTTTTGTTGTTTCCTTGGTAAGTTGATTGAATTGTGATTCCCTCAACTCTTCGTCTTTAATTGCCTCTTGGAGTTTTTCATACCCCTCACGTAACTCTTCTGCTTTACTTTGGGAATCACTAATTCTATTTACACGAAAAGACTCCTCAATGTCTTGGTCACAGGTAGGACAAACCGTATTCTCGGTAAAAAATTTATGTTCTTTAACAATAGTTTGTATACGTTGTGACAGTTTACCTTTCACACTACCAAACTCACGAAGTCTTTGTTGGACTCCTTCAAATTTTTCTAAAGATTTATTTAGTTCGGTAAGTTTATCTTCTTCGACTAGACTTTTTTGGAATAGAGTTTCAATTTCAGTATTGATAGAGTCAATACTATTAGTCTTGGCCGTAATGTCTTCCTTACTTTGACTCTCAAGTTTCTCGATAAAGTCTTTTTGCATATCAACTTTATCTTGAATAGATTCTTTCTTCAACTGCAGAGTCTTTGTCTCTTCACGAATAATACGAATCTTAGATTTGATTAAATCATTCATTGACGAGAAGATTTTAATATCCAAAAGATCTTCTACAACTTCTCTACGACTAGATGCAGGTAGTTGCATAAAGGGAACAAAGGTAGAAGAACCCAGAATCACAATCTGTGTGAAACTCTTGTAGTTCATCTTGAGAACATTTTGTTCCAACCACTTCTGCTGATCAATTGCAGAATGTGATTGGTCTAACTCTTCACCATTACGAGTAATCTTAAAGATGTTTGGTTTGATACCACGTTGAATCTTCCACTCCACACTGTTGACATCAAACTCGATATCAACCAAACAACTCTTCTCATTTGTAGAGTTAATCAGTTGATTTTTATTGATTTTTCTAAAACTTTTTCCATACAGGACGAATGTCAATGCATCAAGAATAGTTGACTTACCCGCACCATTGACACCAATGATTAAGGTAGTTGCAGTCCCATCAAGAATAACTTCGGTTGGTTGATTACCAGTGCTCAAAAAATTGGCCCAGGAAATTTTCTTAAAGGTTATCATATTCTTCGTCAGGTGGAATTACAATGTCATTGGGGGTGATCACAGTATAACGGTGATCGTGCATTTCACAAGTTTTTATCATCACTTCATCATCTACTTCTAACACAGTCATCTCAGGATAACCAAGTTCTTCTAATTGCATAGAGTATCTTGTGGCGTCATCCTCTTCCATGAAAATATAAAGAACTTGTTCTCCATCTTCATCAATAACAGAATATGCCCCTTCCTTTTCCTTACCTACGACTGTGATAATATGCATCAAATAACCTCACATGCTTCCTGATATATTTCCTTTATCAGGGATTGAATTAGTGGTTTATTTAACTCAGTTTCAGACTCGTCAATATACCGACTTAAAATAGACATGGTATCTTCCGACTCTTCTGTTTCAAACTCTTCACTCTCAACGAGTTGAAAGTTCTCTACAATCTTAAGGTCTGCAACACCAGTTGCATAAAGTTTGTCAATGAATTTTTCAAACTTCTTGATGTCACTTTTCTTTCTTACGATGACCTTGACAATCTTATTCTCATACTCTGCAGTATTGAATGTTTGATGGTCAGTATCTTCGTAATAGATGTTATAGAACAATCTGTAAGGATTGTTGACTGGAGTATGTTCTAGAGATTCTGTATCAAAAATAGTGAAACCTCTGGCATCTTTGAC